ACATAAGCGTGAACTTGCAGGAGATAAGCCCATCAAACCAATGGATATTTGGATGGAAACAGTAGCGGATGTCATCGTTGGTGATGCAAACCCAAAAGCCATAAAGCAGGAAGCCTAAACAGATTATTGGTTGAGTTGGCAATTGCCACAAAGATACCAATGAGTGAATGGGTTGATGCGGATGACATATTAACAGCGATCGAGATATTGGAGGCGAGAAATGGCAGTTAGCACCGAACCTTCAATTTTCTTTTCTAAGAAAGAACTTAATCAACTTTCAAGAGTTTTCCGCAGCATGGATGATATTGCAAAAAATGAAGCTAAAAGAAAAATCCAAGAATTGGTTGGGAAGCAATTATCCGCTATTAGAGCCATTGCAAGATCAAGAGGCAAAGTAGCACAAAGAGTTGCTGATGGTGGACAAATCAAAAAGTCATCATTGCAAGGTGAATTAAAATTTGGTTTTGCTTCTCAAAGATTTTCAGGTGGCGCAACAACTCAATTCAATAATCGCAACGATGCAAAAGGTAATCGTAAAGGTATTGGCGCAGGTGCAGAGTTTGGATCTAGCAATTACCCACAGTTTCCAAGATGGTCTGGTCCAATGCCAAAAGGTCCGGGGTCAAGAGGTTGGTTTATTTATCCAGCAATCAGAGCATCTCAACCGGAAATCATTAAAGAGTTTGAGGAAATTATTAGCGATATTGTAAAGGAATGGTCTGATGGCAGCCAATAGCAATAGAGCTTTAACCCTTTCAATTGTTGCCGACATTGACAGTCTGCAAAAAGGATTAAAAAAAGCAGATACTGAAATTGAAACTTTTGGCAGTAAGGTCACCGCATTTGGGAAAAAGGCTGCTGCTGCGTTTGCAGTCGCTGCTGCTGCTGCCGTTGCCTATGGCACTAAATTAGCCGTTGATGGCGTCAAGGCTGCCATTGAGGATGAGGCTGCACAGTTAAGGTTAGCTGCTGCTCTACGCACCGCCACAGGGGCTACTGATGCCCAAATAGCGGCAACTGAGGCTTATATTCTCAAGACATCTTTAGCAACTGGCGTGGCTGATGACCAACTTAGACCAGCAATGCAGAGATTGGCAGTATCAACTAAATCAACTGAGGAAGCCCAGAAATTATTAAACCTTGCTTTAGATATTGCTAAAGGTCGAGGATTAGAATTAGAAACTGTTGCGAATGCTTTAGGCAGGGCTCAAGATGGAAACACCACAGCTCTTGGCAGATTAGGACTTGGTTTATCAAAAGCAGAATTATCAACCTTATCTTTTACCGAAGTTCAAGCAAAACTATCAGATCTTTATGGTGGCGCAGCAGCTGCAAATGCTGAAACATTCCAAGGCAAGATTGATCGATTAAAAGTAGGATTTGACGAAGCAAAAGAAAGTTTAGGCGTTGCTTTATTACCAGCAGTTGAGCAATTTATTGGATTTTTAAATAACACAGGCATTCCAACACTAAATGCGTTTATTGCAGGATTGACCGGCGATCAAGGTTTGAGTGCAGGATTAGCACAAAGCCAAAAGGGTGCTGAAACATTTGGAAAAGCAATTGGTGCGCTTGCAGATATATTAAAGGGTTTGCTTAACTTTATTCGTGAAGTTATTGGCGGATTAACAGAGTTAGCAAATCAAGCAATCAGAGTTGTTAACATTATTAAGCCCGGAGGGGATGTTGGGTATATTCCAAATGTATCTCCAAGTGCAAGTCAATTAGGAATGCTTGGCGCACCATCTTTGCCAACACCGACTGCTAATACTCGTGAAAATCGATCAACTATAAATAACATTACAGTTCAAGCAGTAGATTCTGAGGGTGCTGCAAGAGCAGTTGCTAAGGTATTAAATGAGAGTGCATCGAGATCAGTTCCGCAGTTATACAACAACGGGATAACTAGGGCTCGATAATGACAGTCTGGACACCTGACTGGAAATTAACTGTTGGTGGTGTTGATTATACCGACATTGCTATTAGCGATATTGCCCATCAAGCCGGTCGAGATGATATTTATACTCAACCTAATCCATCCTATTTGCAGGTTGCTTTAGTTGCCTTATCTGGTCAAACCTTGCCATTTCAAATTAATGATTCTTTAAGTTTGCAAGTTAAAAACAGTTCCGGAACTTATATAAATTTATTTGGCGGAGATGTTACTGATGTAACTGTTGAGGTTGGTGCAACTGGATCATTAGCAACAGTTGTAAATTACACAATTTTGGCGATGGGTTCATTGGTTAAACTTGCCAAAGAAATTTACAATGGCAACATTTCACAAGATCAAGACGGGGATCAAATTTATGAGTTATTGTCAAGTGTATTGCTTGGATCTTGGAATGATGTTCCAGCAGCTACAACTTGGGCAACTTATGATCCAACTGAAACTTGGGCAAATGCTTTAAATCAAGGACTTGGCGAAATAGATCAGCCCGGACTTTACACAATGTCTAGCAGATCAGCCGAGCCTGACACTATTTACAACATTGCAAGTTTTATTGCAGATAGCGCATTTGGTTATCTTTATGAAGCACCTAATGGAGATATTGGTTATGCAGACGCAGACCACAGGCAGACCTATTTAGCAGCCAATGGTTATGTGGATCTAGACGCCAAACATGCTTTAGGTCAAGGATTATCAACTATTACAAGATCCGCAGATATTCGCAATGACATTTATATCAATTATGGAAACAATTTCAATTCACAAGCAACTGCCACAAGTGCAGAATCTATTAGCTTATATGGTTACAAAGCTGAAAATATCAATTCGGCTATTCATTCAGGTGTAGATGCTCAAGAGGTTGCCGATAGATACATTGCTCAGCGTGCCTTTCCGTTAGCAGCCTTTCAATCAATAACTTTTCCCATAACCAATCCTCAAATTGATAACAGCGATCGGGACAACCTTTTAGGTGTGTTTATGGGTCAGCCTTTAAACATTCAAAACCTGCCAACTCAGATCTCAAATGGGGTCTTTGAAGGTTATGTCGAGGGTTGGCGTTGGAGCACAAGGTTCAATGAATTATTCCTAACCATCAATCTTTCACCGGTGGCGTTTAGCCAAGTGGCGATGCGCTGGAATACTGTGCCGATCACCGAGGCATGGAACACAATTGATCCAACTTTGACATGGGAATACGCTACAATCGTAGCCTAATAATAGGAGAAAAATGGCAACTACTACAAACTATGGCTGGACAACGCCAGATGATACAGCTTTGGTCAAAGATGGCGCAGCTGCAATTCGCACGCTTGGTTCATCTGTTGATACAACCACTAAAGCATTAAACCCATCTACGACACTTGGTGATATTGAATATCGTTCATCAACAGCTAACACCAATACAAGACTTGGAATTGGATCAACTGGCAATGTTCTAACTGTTGCTGGTGGCGTGCCAACTTGGGCTGCTCCTGCTGCTGGATCAGCTTTTAGTGGTTGCTCTTTGTATATGTCAGCCAATTTGGTAGTTGCAAACATAACTTTGACAACAGTAAATTTTGATTCTGAGGATTTTGATGTAGATGGATACCACAGCACTTCCTCAAATACATCTCGCATTACCATTCCATCGGGCAAAACTGGTTATTTTTCTATAAGCACAAGTGCTGTTTGGCAGGATGGCAATAATTATTATCTTGAATCTTGGTTATACAAAAATGGATCTTTATTCTCAATGCTAGGTGGCGATGATGCTGGTATCTATAAAAATGTTCTAGCAAATACCAAAATTGTTTATGCTGTTCCAACAGATTATTTTGAATTAAGAGTCAAGCAACAAAATGGTGGAGATCGTGATTTGCTTGGTGGAACTGATGACACATTTTTTTCAATCACATATTTAGGAGCATAACATGGATCTATATTCACAAATTAAAGCTGCTTACCCTGAATTGGATGATAAAGAATTTTGGTTTGGCAGCATTGCTTTACAAGATGATTCAGATGGTGTTGGTGCTTACATTGCCAAATGGGAATACAGCAAGCCAATTCCAGAAGGCTTAACACTAGGCAAGCCCTCAGCATAATCTTGAGGAATTGTGCCGATGAAACCCTACCTATCTAAAGCAGCTGTGCAGTTGCGTGAGC